CCCTAAACGGCCTTAAGCGTGCCGACCCTAACTGTCAGGATTGATTAGTTCCAAACAGCTTCGAACTCTACGTCGGATTTAACCCAACGACGAACAAGTTTGTACCTGTTCGCTTCCAACTCAATTCTGTCACCGTTACCGTCGACCGTGCCAAGGTCGGGTAGGGACAGTGCTTTCTGCTTTAGCTCCTCTCGGAGCCCGGGCAGGGTCAGGGGGATCACTTCCCGACCACCAGGTTGCCTCCCGGCAACCTGGTTAAGCTTGAGCCTGTGCGCGTACACCCCTATCGAATTTGCAGGTCGGAACCTGCGCTTCGATTTGAGAATGACGCACCGCCATCCTTTGTCCCGATGATATTTATCACCTGGGAGTTCGTCGGCTGGGGTAAGCCATCCGTCGTCGCGTTCGCTGAAGGGGATCCTAGCCTTGACAGTGTCTCCGGCGTGCCTGTGCATTGCTGCCCAGGCGCCGTAGATTTTACTATCAAGACTATAATGACCCCCAAGGCGATAAGCGAGACGGAATAGCCGATTCCCAGCGCGAACGATTTCAAAGGATCCGAAAAGCTTTCGCTTTTGGTATGCGGGTGTGACATCGTAACCTCCATAAAAGTGCTTGCCACAACTTTCATAAAACTGACCACTGACGTGGGTCTTGTCGATATTAGTCGAGAAGCCCAAACCAGCGAGCAGCTCAATGAGACGAGGAGCAAGCACCGAAGGACAAATGATGTCATCCCCATAGACGGCGCACGAGAAGGGCATAGCCTTAAGAACAGTATCTGCGTGTTCTTCATAGCAGGCAAGTACCGCTGCTGTGAATATCAAGGATTCCAACTCGAACGTAAAAGCGTTTCCCATAGACGAGAACTTCTCGTACTGGGTTACAACCTTCGACGTCGGGTGGGTATATCCGTGAGAGCGCAAATCGTTCAAAAGGTCATACCAATCTCGGGGAAGTAGCATTTCTACTACTTCACGCGCAATGGTGTCAGAGGCGGCCTTCAGATCGATGGTCGCCAACTCAAGTCGCAACGCGTGTTCCGCGAGGGACTGGTTGAGCTGCTGGTTATTCAGCTCGACACCTCTACGCTTTAACCGTTTGCGTATATAACGGCCTACCCCTTGCTGCATGTAACTATTCAGCGTAGGCTCAGCCGCGATTGTGCGTCCGGTTTTGGCGTTTTTGGGAACTATCACCACCCTGTTCTCTTCGATGAACTTGAAGAAACTGGGCAAAACGGAGAACGACCCCTGGACCTCAAAGCCGGTAACGGCTTCGAACCAGAGGAAATCGTTCTCTACCATTGCCTTCCCATAAGGGTAGGCTCTGGCGGTGATAGAAGGAGTTCGAGTCATCTTGACATCGACCCCAGACTCCGATCGGCGGATATCCGCCGTGGAACCTGGACCCCACTTGCACAGCTCCATCATGTGGCCTAACCTGACAGGACCCAAAATATCGGATATTTTCCGCTGCATTCGCCAAATCAAGGCGTCCAGCGCGGGCATTTCGCCCAAACCGAGTTTGATAGTCCTGTTGGTTTCGGCACAGACAGATTCAGCGTCGTTGAAACGCTGAATTGCGACCTCCTTTGTCTTTATGTCCGTTTTCAGAAACTGAGATTTCTCCAAGTAACTGACCACGGCATAATCTAAAGAAAAGTCGTAGGCTGTGTTGTACCACGAGGCGTCGATGGACATGCCAACAAGCTGACGTTTGTCATACTTGTAGCGTAGCCACGCGCCGAGTGATATCCCAGTGTCTACAGACTTGCACAAGGCGAAGAATACCTCGTCAACAACGTTAGAACGTTGGTGCATGTTTGCTCCTTAGTTAGCTTACTGGTTATTACCAGACGCCTTGAAGGCTTTCAACCGCATTTACAATCGCGGTATCGGCCAACAGGAATTGAGCGAACTTACGGATGTCCTTACGATCTTGCAGAGCCGAACGTTCCGGTAGGATAAACTCCACCGAAACACGAGGCACGTACGAGAGCGTAGGCGCCGGCTGGACGCCGCTGACCGTCGAATTGGTAGTATTTTCCAACTTCGGCGTGTGCAGCTGCATCTT